CTGCTCGACGGGCTGGACTCGATCAGCACACCGCCCTTGACGCCCGGCGGCGGGATCAGGTCCAGCCCGTCGAGCAGCAGCGACCAGTGGTGCGCCGCGTGATTGGTCAGCGCGGCCGCGACGACGGGCGCAAGCGGCATCGCTTCAGCCTCCGCGGCCGCTGGTCGGCGCCGCTCGCTCGAGGCGGATGTACAGGCGCCGGTCGATCATGTCGGCGAGCTCGCTCGCGCTCACGCCCACGATGCGCACGCCGCCGTCAGAGGCCCCGCCACGGTCCGCACCGGGCCCGGGGCGGGTAATCCGCTCGCCGCCGTGGACGACGGCGAGCTGCGCTTCACCGCGCCGTCCTGGCACGGTCCCGCCGGTCGCGAAGTGGGGGATGTGGTCGGTGACACCGGTCACGTCGGGCAGCTTGATCGAGTTCAGGGCCCGGACGATCCGACCGACGTTGTTGACTATCCATTTGAAGGCGCCGACGACCCGCCCGATCGCGTCGGCCATGAAATTCCAGACCGTCGTGAAGCCGCGGATGACGCCCTTGTTCTTGCTGATCGCGTCGACGACCTTCGCCACGAACGAGATGAAGCGCTCGGTGACGTCGACCGCGAGACCGATCGCCTTCCGGATCAGGTCGAACACGACCCGGAGAACGTTCATCGCGTCGCGGTTTTTGCCGATCGTCTTGGCCACGCTGCCGATCCAGGTGACGACGTCGCCGATGACCTTCACCAGCTTCTGGACGGCCTTCGTCAGCACCTCCCGGATCTGGTTGATCAGCGGGCGGTTCTCATCCATCCAGCGGCCGACCGCGGCGATGATCCCGCGCACCGCCGGGATCCCCTTCGTGCGCAGCCACGTGAACGCCTGCGTCATGATCGGCAGCAGGCCCGCGCCGATGTCCTCGGTGACGTTGTCGATCGCGATCCCGAACGCCTCCTGGGCGCCGGCGGCGGTCTTGCCGTACGCGTCGGCCTGGCCGGCGGCTTTCTTCTGGATGGCGGTCAGGATCTCCTGCTCGGTCGCCGTCTTGGGGAGCTCGATGCCCAGCTGCTTGAGCATCTTCCGATTGCCGTCGAGGCCCTTACTCACCAGCTGCGTGGCGGCCTCGAGGTCGATCCCCTTCAGGCGCGCCACGTCCATGGCCACGGCCTGGATGTCCTGCGCCTTCGCGACGTCCTTGTACTTCGTGACCAGGATCGCCAGGCTCGCCCGCTGCGCGTCGTCGCTGAATCCGAGCTCCTCGCGCTTGCTGATCACGCGCTCGATCGCGGCGCTGTTGCCGTCGAAGCCCTTCACGTTGGCCTTCAGCGTGGCGGTCAGCCGGGCGATGCCCTTCTGCTCGTCGGCCGCGGCCTTCGTGGCCAGGCCGAGGAAGCCGACCGCGGCCGCGATCCCGACGACGACACCGCCGATGCCGACCTTGGCCAGCGTCTTGAACGCAGTCCCGAGCTTGCCGGCGCCGCCGCGTAGCCGCCCCAGCTGACCGTGCAGCCGGTCGACCTCGCGGCCGGCCAGGTTGCGCGCCTTGAAGACCAGGGCGAGCTCAGCGTCAGCGCTCACCGGTGAACTCCAGCAGGTGCACGGCGGTCATGTAGTCGTCCGCCGGCCACTCGCGGACGGCCGCCGGCGTCGTCGAGTAGCGGACCGCGATGAAGTGTGTAAGCGCCCGCAGGGGAAGGCGCGTCGTCTTGCCGACGGCGTGTCGCCGCAGCGCCTGCTTCAGCGTTTTGGGAGGGCGCCGATCGCATCGAAGATCCCTTCCGACGCCCGCAGCACGCCGTCGTACGGGTCGACGTCGGCGAACGACGTCGCGAGCTTGCCGTCGGCGTCGGGGAAGTTGTGGTCGACCACGATCCGATCGAGCGCCCCGAAGATCCGCTCGATCGAATCGCTCTGCAGGTCGGCGAGTACGCGGGCGGGGAAGTCGGCCCGGGCGGTGACCTCCCAGCCGGTGTACTCGCTGTTGAGCCGGACCGTCACGGTGCGCGGCTCCGGGCGCCGCGCGGCCTGGCGGGCCGCCCTGCGGGCGGTCATGGCAGCGCCGCGAGGCTGTTCACGACGACCGGGATGATGCCGTTGGTGCCGTCGTCGGCCAGGTGCCCGCTGATCTTGTACAGGTTGATCCCGTCGGTCTCCGAATCGAGGATCGACGGCTCGTCGTACAGGATCGGGAAGTCGATCTGGGCCGAGTAGAACGACCCGCCCAGCGCCGGGCCCTGGGCGCGCATGCGGACCGCCGCCATCGTCTGGGCGGCCGCCTTGTCGTAGAACTCCGACACGGCCAGCGCGGTCGATTCGACGGTCATCGTGAGCGTGCCCGAAATGTCGGTCTCGACGACCTGGCCGAACCACAGGTTGCCGTCCATCGTGTGGTCCGGGATCAGGCCCGTGCCGAGCTCGAGCTCCCATTCCTTCACGAAGTTGAGCACCACGCCGGCGCCGGGCAATCCCGCGATCGTGCTCGCGAATTTGAACGTCCACAGGTCGCCCGGGATCTTGACGCCCACGTTGACCCCAGGCGTCGCCTTCGCGACCTTGATCGCGCGCTGCGCGTAGCACTCCATCTCGAGCTGCGTGAGCTCGCCGAGCTCGGCCGACAGCTTCAGCGATCGCGGCTGGACCCACTGCGCACGCCAATTCTGGATGTCGTCGCCGATGTCCATCGTCCACGACGTCGGGTCGTTCGCGGCCGTCGCCGACGGGGTGCCCGTCCACGTCTTGTCGCCGCCGGCGCCGACACCCGACAGGCCGCCCTTCAGCGCCGCGAGGAGCAGGATCAGGTCGTCGAAGCTGACGCCCTCCGACGTCTTGATCGACAGATCCCAGTCCTCGGTCGTCTGCGTGGCGCGGCGCGTCCGGTAGCGGCGCCCGGTGTTCTCACCGGTGTGGAAGTTGAGGCCGAATCTCGGCGTCAGGACGCCCGTGCAGTCGACGTACAGCTGGCGCGTCGGGGCGACCGGCGTGCCGTGCACGGCCTCGGCCTTGTAGTTGACGTAGCTGAAGACCTGGGTGCCCGGCATGCTCTAGCCCTCCATCGCGGCGGCGACGTCGTGTGCGGCACGATCGGCGCCGCGGTCGAGGATCGGGTCGAGGTTCGCGGCGGCCGCGCCGCGAGAGAAGAACGGGTCGGCGCGCACGCCGGGGTGATGGACGCCGGCGGCGAACGCTTCAGTCATGCCCGGCCCGAGCTTCAGCGCTCGGGCGCGCCGCGGGCGGATGTCGTGGGCGCGCTGGCCGCCGATGATGATCGGCGCCACGGTGCCGGTCGCGCGCACGGTGACCGACGTGTGCAGCCCGGCGCGACGCCCGTCGACCTTTTTGATGTTCGCCTCGAGCTTGCCCGTCCGGCGGTGCCGGCGGGCCGCCGATCGGACGCTCGCCTGGACGGCGTCGGCCATGGCGGTGAGCACGTCCTCGGCGATCGGCGCGAGCTCGTCGTCGACGCGCTCGAGCGCGCGCAGCGCGGGGCCCAGGTCGGACGCGTCGACGCTCATCGTCGGGCGGCTCATGCGGTCACCGGCCAGGGGATCGACGTCACCGCGACGACGGCCAGCTCGACGCCGGCGTAGTCGATCCCGGCGTACGGCAGGACGCCCGCCTGGTAGCGCTCGAGGTACACGTGGGCGACCAGGCCGCCGAGCTGGACGCCCGCCTGGTGCTGGCCGAGCAGGGTCGGCAGCCACGTCCGGATCCGCGCCGATTCGCGCGGCAGGTCGCGCCGCCGGGCGAGGTAGAAGCGGACCAGGAAGCGGAGGTTGCCGAGGCGCGTCCCGTTGCCGGCCTGCAGGGTGCCCGAATCGACGAACACCAGGACGCGCGGCAGCGCGCCCATCGCGTTGGGCAGGTCGGCCGTGGATCCACGCACCGCCGGCAGGCCGCCCGGCGCCGCCATGTTGGCCGCCGTGTAGCGGTCGGCGATGGCCGCGGCGATCGTGTCGACCGGCTCAGCGGTCATGCGAACGTCACCGGGCGGTAGCGGTTGAGCGTGGCGCGCTGGTCGGTGCCCTCGGCGAACATGCGCGCCCACACCGCGACCGGGGATCCCTCCGCGCCGATCGCGTCGCTGTCGCCGGCCTGCTTCGACGTGTACGCCGTGGCGATGGCGTCGAGCGCGACCGCCTGGATGATCGGCGGGACCGCGGCGAAGCCGAAGTCGCCCACGATCCGCGCGCCGTTGAGCGCCTGGACCAGGCGCCCGGTCGAGCCGCGGATGAGGATGCGCGTCGCTGGCCAGCCCGGCCGGCGGTCGATCGAGCTCGGCCGCAACAGGATGTCAGCCGCGGCGATCGCGGTGTAGGTGCCGCCCGTGTCGGGCTGGTCGGCGGCCGCGACCTCGAGCGCCGTCACCGCGCGGATCCCGCGGGTGACCTCGATAACGGACCCGGCCGACGTGTCGACGACGTACGTCGCGCCGACCTCGGGCACGAGCTTGCGCCTGGTCAGGTCCTGGATGAAGTCGGTCGCCTGGTCGTTCAGCTCGCCGAGCAGCACGTTGTCCGTGGCGTCGGCGGCGTCGATGCCGAGCCGCGCCTTGACTTGCTCGATCGTGACGAGCTGATCGGCCATCGATCCTCCGGGTGAGGGTCGGGGCGGGCCGGTACCGGCGACCCGCCCCGGATCCGCTCAGGCGCCGGTTGCCTTCCTCGAGCCGCGGCGCGTGCCGACGACCAGGTAGGCCCACAGGCCGATCCGGACCGCCGACGGCGCCTCGGCGCCCTCGCTGAACTGGAAGTTCACCAGGTTGCTTTCGAAGATCGCGAAGTCACTCGAGCGGCCCGCGACCGCCACGCCGCCGACGCCGGCGCCGGCGCCGGCCGTGGAGCTCCACGACTGCGCGACGGGCGCGTTCAGCAGCTGGCCGATGATCGGCAGGTCGCCGATCGCGGCCATCCCGGCGCTGTTCATCGGGTTGATCGCCGGCGCGAGCGGCCGGCCGGTCGTGTCGTTCTGCGTCAGCCAGCTGTTCGTCAGCGTGGTCGGCAGGAGCAGCCGCTCGGCCGGCAGGAAGATCGTCCCGAGGAAGTTGATCAGCAGCGCGCGCAGCCCGGCGTCCGGGGTCGCCGCGGTGAGCGTCACGCCCGACGCGGCCGAGCCCGCCTCGACGGCCGCCCGGATGATCGCCTCCGACGCCTGCATGTAGGCCTCGTTGAGATCGGTCTGGAGCATGACGTCGGTCGACGGGTCGGCGCCGTCGAGAACCTGCCGGCTGACCTTCGTCTCGCCGCCATAGAACACCGGCGTCACGGTGGTGCCGGTCGTCGCGAAGTCCGACGCCGCCGGATTGACGCCCTCCGCGCCCTGGGCGGCCACGGTCGTCGACGTCGTCACGACCGGGTAGATGCGCGGCCGCCCGTCCTCGAGCGGGAACCGCTGATAGAACCCGCCCATCGGCCGCTGCCTGAGGATCCGATTGACGATCAGGCCCGGCAGGTACTCGTTCGGGTAGGCGCCCGGGATCTCCGAGCTCAGGACCTCGCCGGCGCGCGACAGCGCGCCCTGGTCGAAGCCGATCGACCGCTGGATGGCCCGGTCGATGTCCTCGAGCATCGCGTAATGCCGCTCGACGCGGCCGCGCGCCTCGGGGTCCGCCTGGCCGCCCTGGCTGACGATCCAGGCGTCCCTAAAGAACGACCGGCCGGAGCCCGGGCCGTACATCGCCTCGGGCCGCGTCACGTATGCGCCTGGTCGGCCGGTCTGGCCGCCCCGGCTCAGGCCGGCGATCGCGTCGCGCTCGGCGGTCGCCCGCGATCGGTCGTCGTTGCCGCCGGCGGCCCGGCGGCCGAGCTCGGCGTACAGCTGATCGGCTGACGCGCGCTCGACGTCGACCGTGACGCGCGTGCGGTTCGGCCGATCGCCGGTGGCCGGTTGCGTCGCCGGCGCGCCCTCGGTCGTGGCCTCTTCGGTGGTCTCCTCGCCGCTGGTGGCAGCGGCCGCGTCGGCAGCCGCGCGTGCCACCCGGAGCCCCTGACAGGTGTGCCCGACGCCGGCGACCAGCGCCGCGCCGCAGTGTGGACAGTGCATGGTGCCCTCCGTTCCGGCGCGGACCGCCGTGACTTGCGCGCCCGGATAGGCGCCCCGCGGGACGATCGTCACGCGGTTTACGTCGATTCCAGTCCGGACGATCACGCCGTCTGCGCGGCGGACCTCCGACCGGGGTGTGAAGTTGACCGACATGTCCGTCAGGACGCCGGCCCGGGTGAGCTCGAGCGCCTCGTCGCCGGCGGCCGTGGGCGCGATCCGGCCGGCGATGCGGTAGCCGGCGTCGGTCGATTCGCCGGCGACGCCGCGGCCGACCAGGCGCGACCCGACGTGCGTGTTGTGGTCGGCCGGCGGATCCGTCAGGTAGTCGATCAGGACGGTGGTCGGGTCCAGACCCTCGAGCGCCGCCCGGTCGATCGTCTCCCGGTAGGCGGGACCGTTCGGGCTGTCACGGACGGTCGCGACGACGCCGAACGGGACCGCGATCCCTTCGATGATCCGCTCCGAGGCGTCGGCGCCGGCGCGGACCATGACGGCGCCCGTCCAAGATCGGGTGAGCGTCGCCGGCGCGGCCGCCCGGCGCGACAGGACCCGCGGCGACGTCATTCGGTCGCGTACTTGGGCGACAGGCCGCGCTGGACGCGGGCGACGTCGACCGCAACCCGCTGTTCACGGATCGCGACGGCCTCGCGCTGCTGGATCCGGGCCGCGTCGACGTCGTCGGGCAGCTCGCGCCCCAGCGCGTCCTCCGTCGGCCGGTTGATCGCCGCCATCGGGGTGCCGGCGAGCTCGGCGAGCTCACGCGCCGTGTCGGCGGCCAGGTCAGCGGCCTTCGCGTTGGCCTTGGCCTGGGTCTTGGCTTCTGTCGTGTCGGACATTGCGATCAGCCTCCTATCGGATCGTCGCCGTGACCGATGCCGGCCCGGCCTCCGTCGCCTGGGTGGGTTGCGCGACCATGTCGGCCGCCGGCTGTGGGGTGAGCCCGAAGCCGCGCACGCGCGCCTCGGCGGGGGTGACGATCCCGGCGGCGACGAGCGCCGGCCAGGCGGTCGCTCGCGAGGCCAGGTCGCCCTGCAGGAACCGGCTCGCGTCCATCTGCATGCGCCGGCCCTCGAGCGGGTCGCCCGGCAGCAGCTCGCTGATCGCGTCCTCGACGGGACCGGCATAGAAGCGCAGACACATGCGATACAGGTCGATCGCCTCGTTCTCGACGTTGCTGTACGTCTCGCTGTCGCCGGCGGGCGCGTTCAGCACCCGGGTCGGCATGCCGAAGTAGCGGCCGATGTCGGCATTGATCTCGCGCCGCGCCCCGACGGCCGATTCGCTCGTCGGAT